GGCCTCCACCGAGCCCACCAGGGGCGGCAGGTCCATCGTGTACTCCCCGGAGTAGCGTTCGCTCTCGTAGGTCCAGCGTTCGGTCATCCCGATCTGGTAGCCCATGCCGCCCTGAACGTAGAGCGTCGGGTCGGCCAGAGCGGCGCAGGGGAGCAGCAGCAGTGCGTAGCGGATCATGGGCGGCTCCTCAGAAGGTAATGTCCCGGTCAAAATCATCTGCGGGCGCGGTGCTCTGCTGCTGAGCCTGGGCCTGCTGACCCGCCTGCTGGTTATCCCGTGGCTCGAACAGCGCCAGCCATACGCCGCCGTCATCGCCGCGCGGGCAGCCCGCCGGATTGAATGAGGCGTCCAGCTTGAGCCGGAAACCGTGTTGGGTGCTGATGACCGCGCCCACCTTCCGGCTGATGTATTTGGTCTGTCCGTCTTTCTCGTAGGTGCCGGTGGTGGCGACCACGTCGTATTTCAGGCTCATATCTCTCTCCGTTGTCAGTTCCCCCGAAGGGGATGCGGTGGGCGCTCAATTGTCGAACCAGAAAACGATCCTGACATCGGACTGATCCTCACGCTCACAGCGCTGGACCAGTTGCGGAAGGGTCTTTTCCATGAAGCACTTCAGTGCGTCTTCGGCCTTCAGGGTCCAATGAACCACTGTTCTGTACCCCTCAACCAGATGTTTCATGGCAGGGTTTGCATCCCACCCCTGCTCGACAATGCTGTCCATTTCTGAATTTGTAGCGCAGGTGATTGAGGGTCCGCCGACAGAACCACACCAGGATGAAGGCGCACCGTGTTCCTTGAACCGGCGATATTCGTCGAGGCCAACGACCCCCTCGCATTCAAATCCGCCGGTGATCCCTTCCGTTATCTCCTGCACGGTGAGCCAGGAATGAGAATGCCCGTCGATGCCCCACTCGTCGCTATCGGCCTTAACTTCGTCGGTAACGTCATCCGGCAGACCCTTGGGTTCGCTGATAGGCTTGATCCCTTTCCCGTCGGATCGCACGCCCGCCAATATCGAAAACAGAAAGTAGCTTCTGGCGTCGATAGGGCTGTCGGCATTCTTGTACTCGTCAGTCGAAAAGAACTGGTTGTTCGGATCGTAGTAGTCCGACACAAAGCCGCCGATCTTTTTCCATTTCCCGTCGCCGCCCTGCTTCTCGACGTGGCAGTGAATGTCGCATCCCATATTGCTTCTCCAATCGTTAATGGTCAGCGGGTAAGGCCCGCCACTCCCCGGTGAGCGCCGGATTAAGCTGCTTGCTCCATGGCCTGGATGTACTCGACGGCGTCGGCGGACAGGTGCTTGAGCACGAACGCGCGTTCGTCGGCGTCCAGCTCGCCCAGCACTTCCTCGACGGCGCCACGGTCATCGCTGGCCACCGCGTCGTGGATCGCGTCTTTGATGTCGTTGAACTGCGCGATGCCCTGGTGTTCCAGCTCCGCCGACTGTTTCTTGCCTTCGACCTTGTGGCCCTTGTCGAAGCTGTTGTAGAGCGCAATCCAGACGTGGTCGGGCAGGGAAAGCCGCATCATGTAGAACTTCAGGGCGTCGCCTTTGCGCAGCAGCTCCATAAACTCGGTGTGCTGCTCAATGGTGTAGGCGGTGCCCTCAGATTGGTGCAAGGCTTCGACGGCCAGATCCACGCGGCGACGGTTCGGCGTTTGCGGCCAGGACTTGTAGGCACGTTTGAGGATGGTTTTCTTGGCCATTTCCTCGTACCACTGTTTCCACGGGCCGCCGCCTTTCTGATACGCCTTGCTGGTGTCCCGAATCTTGTTGATTTCGTCCACCGGCATGACCTCGGTGAGGATTTCACCGTCGGGCAACTTGGCGATGCAGTACCCGCCTTTGATGGCGCCCCGGTCGCTGAACGGGTCGGCTTCGTGATCCGGTGCCAGGGCAGGGCCGCGCCATGAAAACTTGTCGTGCTCGTAGACCAGCTCCACCTTCGCCCACTTGATCGCGCCGGCATCGGTGGCGATCTTGGAGAGACCGCGATAGCTGATGTCCAGGCAGATCGCGCCGTCACGCGGCACCAGGTAGGCGTGGGCGCTGGCCGGATTCAGGCTGATGCCTATGGCCGCCACGTTCAGCACGGCGGCTTGCAGGCTGTTCGGGTTGTTCGCTGCCGTCTTTAGCGTGAACTCGTTCTTGAGCAACTGCTGGCGGGCGAACAGGCATTCCTGGGCGAAGTCCACCAGCGAGCCATTCGCGGCGTCCAGCTCCATGAACTTCGATTCCTGCTTTTTGATGATGTCGATGGCCTGTACTGCCATCTGCTTCCCTTGATTGCTCATGTCGTGCTCCTATCGAATAAAAGGCGGGGCGTACCCCGCAAAACAACAGATCAGCGCTCTGTCGTATCGGTGTTCAGTGCTTTGGCGATGGCGGCATCGATGCGATCATCCAGGCCAATTGGCATTTCGTATTGCGACCAGCCTTGAGCGAACTCCTGCACCTCTTGCAGCACCTCCAGAAGGTCCGGCGCGGCGGCTATAAGGAGCGCATTGCTTTTCCGCTTTTCGGTGCCGTAGACGTGGCAGATGCCAATGCCGCCACCCTCTGACTGGGGCAGATCGTGCGACGGAAGAACCACATGGGCGTACCGGCCAAGGCGCCAAGGCCCAGGCGTTCCATTAAACTCACTCATAACTCGCTCCTGCTGTGCCGTGGATTCGTTCAACCAGGGCCTCAGCCAAACGCTCTGGGCAGTCGTAGCCCTCCGCTGTAGCAGTCGGCCAGTGACCCTGAGCCACCATCAAACAAGTGGCACGTTCCTCGGCCAGCGCATCGCGGTAGTCCTGCTCGCCGATGACCGTCATCAGGGCGACAAACGCGATGATCGTGGTGGCGCCCATCAGGATTTCGCCAAAGCTGTAGTTGTTCATGCCGGCACCCCGCTTTTCAGGTGGTCCATTAGTGAATCGAAGGTGAAGTCGCTGGGCTGGTGGTCGGTGCGGCCGTCGATGCGGCGCCAGTGCTCTGCACAGGCAGAGCCCAGGGGTCCGTCCTCCATTTGTGCCTCCAGCTGGCCCGCAAAATCCGGGCATGGACCGATTAGCCGCCCTATCCGCCCGTGTCCATGCGCAGCACATTCGGCGACCTGCACACGATCCCCAGCCCGCAGCGGGCGCCCGTTTACGTCGTGTCCGAGAATCTCGCTCATGACTGCCCCCTCCACATCAGGTTGGCACCGTTGACGGTTACCGCGTATGGCTGACCATCAACCAGACTCCTGGCCGCCCGAACCCAGGATTCGGCCCGGTACGCTGCGCAGGCGAGATCCATGTCGCCTGCGCTGAGGGCGCACTCCCACCAGCCATCCAGGCGGCACTGGTAGAACATGGCCAGATCGTGGTTCGAGGAAATCGCGGCCCGGTATCCCTGGTGGGCCAGCACCGTCAGGCTGTGCAGTTGATCGCTGTTCACGGCTCGTTCCTCCCTTCAAAAATCGTCTCCACCCAGCCCCAGGTCGGCGCCGCTTTCAGCACCGCGTCGTGGAACGTGTCCATCGCCTGACGCACATGCGGCGCCCAGGTCCGGCGAGCGTCGTCCGGCGCGAACACCGCGAGGCGCACAATCTCCACCGGATCAATCTCGCCGTCCTCGAGCGCGTCTCGCAGTTGGCCCCGGCTCATGCCGAACGTCTGCCGGCGGAACTCGCTCAGGCACAGCGGGCGGAACTCGGCGGCGCTGAACGCGAGGAACAGCACCAGCGCGTCGAACTCGGATTCCAGGTCTTCATGCGCGCTGAACGCGGTCTCGAGCTCGTCGGACTTGAGCGCCTCCACCAGATACGCCTCGCACCACGCCTCGTAGGCGGCACGCTGCGGATGGAGTGCATCCTGGTAATCCCAATCGCTCGCGGCTTGATGTGCGTTCATGGTTCGCTCCCCTGCGGGTTGTCCGTGTTGATGGGGAGATAATCACATATCGTGTTCATTGTGGTCAACACGAAACGTGTTTGTTGAAGGCATTATTTGTGACCGGGCAGTCACGAAGAGGTCAGATCAGGGAATTGCAGGCACAAAAAAGCCCGCGCTGGGCGGGCTATTCTGCGCCAAAGAGGCTAGTCACCGTAGCGGATGGCGATTCCTGGCTACGGCGGCCACCGCAGGGTGGACTTAAATCAGGGCGGCGGCGCCGAAGGAGATGGTGGTGACCAGCGCAACCAGGGTGATCGCGGTGCCCACGAACCACTTAATCATGGTCGATTCCACGGACTTTACGCTGGTCTCGACGCCGGCGAGGTTGGCCTTGGTGGCGCCATGCTTTTCAATGGATTCGGTGCGCTCATCGATCCGGGCAAGCGTTACCCGCATGTCTGCCGTTACCTGTTCCAGATTCGCTACACGCTGTTCCATATCGCTGGGCCCTCCGGGGCCTCCGCCGTCTCGGCGCTTGCCGTCGTCGCTAAAGTATGTGGGAAGAAAGGTCACTTTTTCAACCATTGCCTTTTTCCTCCCGGCGCTTCTCCAGCGCCGCCATGACCTGCTCACAGGCAAACGTCATCACAAAGCCGCAGCTTCGGCAGATGGTCAGGTAGGCGGGAATGAACACCTCGTGCCCTGCCGGGGAATAGGGGAAGACCGCAACCTTATTCACGTCATCCGGATCGGAAACCACCCCGGCATTGCCGTTCTGACACATAGGACAAGGCCCTGGCGCGATCTCGGCAAGCACCTGCCTGATTTCTCCGGCGGGCACATTGCGCACCCACTCCAGTTTCTCGTTTTCCTTCATTGCCCCCTCCTGGGTTGTTGTTATTACATCGGGTCGTACTTGCCGATCACCACGCCGCAGATGCTCCAGCCCCCGTCGATCTTGATGATTGGCTCCGGCCAGTCCGGATTCCCGGGCTTGAGGAACGGCTCGCCCTCGTTGTACTGGATCTGCTTCAGCGTGACCTTTTCGTCGCTGTGGCGCTTGGCCACCACGAATTTGCCGCTGTCCGGCGCACGGTCCGGGTCCACAATGACGATCTCACCGTTACGGATGCGCGGCGTATTACTTTCGCCGTCGACGCGCAGGGCATAGGTGCGCGGCCCGGCGCCAGGCGGGCGGAACGGCAACCATTCGTCTGCCATGCCCGGCTCGAACGGGTCTTCCGCCTCGCAGAACTCGCCGGCCTGCACGTAGCTGATGATGGGTATCTGGCCGGCAACAGAAGGCCCTTCCGATACCCCGTCCGCCGGCACAGTCTCCCCCAGTAGCTCGTACAGGCCGATCCCCAGCTTCTCTGCGATCAGCCGCAGATCATCCATGGAGGGCTCCCGTTTATCGACCTCGTAGTTGCCGACACGAGACTGTGACGCCCAGCCGCAAGCCTCGGCGAGCTTCGCCTGTGACCACCCCTTGGCCTGTCGAAAGTGTTTGATTCTGCTGCCCAAAGTTTTCATGGGCGCATAAATATCACGTACTGCAATCCCCATCTTTCACCTTTTGTGTTGCTACTAACACATAACGTGTTTATCATTGCCCCTGAACACAGGAGGTCTTTACCCATGAATCGAATCCGAGAAGTGCGGGATGCCGCCGACATCAAGCAGGCAGCACTTTGCAACGAGCTGGGATGGATCCAGTCCAGGCTCAGCAACTACGAGACGGGCAATCGCTCGCCAGGGCTTCAGGAGGCTCGCCAGATCGTCGGCGCACTGAATCGCCTGGGCGCGGAGTGCTCCTTGTCCGATGTGTTCCCTGAGCCCAGCGAAGACCTTTCGGTCGCCTGACATGGCGGCCGTTTTTATTTGGCCACAGGTTCTAGAGGAAATACCCGGAGAGTAGAGGAATCAAAAAGATGGCAGACGGGCAACTGACACTGAATTTTGAGCGCGGACTGGCGGAGTGTTACGGCACCTGCCGCGAGTACGTTGGCGCTCGCATCCACCAGCAGGGCCGGCCCCAGAAGGCCATCGCTGCTGACATGGATTACTCCCCCTCGGACCTGAGCCGGAAGCTGGCCCAGAACCCCGACGATTCCCGCCGCTTCACCCTGGACGATCTGGAGAAGTACATGCAGGTCACCGGTGACACGAAGCCGGTGCTGTATTTGGTGGAGAAGTATCTGGCGGCGGAGAACCCCGCCGATCTGGAACGCCGGATTGCTGAATTGCAGGCGAAGCTGAAGGCCAGTCAGGCCGCATAGAAACAAGAAAGCCCCGGCGCTGGCAGGCGGAACCGGGGCTTTAGATACAACGTGGAGTTAATTATGGCAAAGGCAGACACAGATTTCCAGACAGCTAAAAATTCTCCTCTGGTTACAGAGTACGAGCCATTCAGGCTTGAGGCGATCCAGGATGGTAGTGGCTTCTTTCTGGTGCAGCCCGGTCTAGGCCCAGAGGAGGACGCATGCATCCGCTTGCCGACGATGCAGGCATACGAAGTTGCGCGGAAGATCATTGAGGCGGTAGACGGCGCCGTAGCCATCGCCGAGGAGCGGCGCAATGGCTGATGTCGACCTCTGGATGCCGCTATACATCGGCGACTACATGTCCGGAACGTCCAGGCTCACTACTGAGCAGCACGGCGCCTACCTGCTGCTCATCATGGACTACTGGAAGAACGGCGCGCTCCCCGACAACGACGCCATCCTGGCTCAGATTACCCGGCTCCCGCCTGATGCTTGGAGCATGCACCGAGCAGTGCTTGAGCATTTCTTCACGGTCGAGAACGGCGAGTGGAAGCACAAGCGCATCGAGCGCGAGATGGATGCCGCCCGCGACAAGAAGCAGAAGGCCAGCGAGAAGGCGAAAGCCGCAGCACAAGCGCGCTGGGAGAAGGACGCCGAGCAACAAGCAAAGCAAGAGAAAAGCAACGAGCAATGCTCCAAGCATGCCACAAGCAATGCTCAGGCAATGCATGAGGAGTGCCCGTCACCATCACCTTCACCATCACCATTACAAACACCGGGACCGTCACAAGATATTGCGCCTTCGGCGCCTCGCGCTGGCAAGCAGCGCAAGCCCAAGCGAGCAACCCAGCTCCCTGAAGATTTCGAGCCCAGCGAGAACAACCGGCAGGTGGCGGCGGAGCAGGGCGTGAGTATCCATGACCAGCTACCGCAGTTCCGTGATTACCACCGGGCCAAGGGCTCGACGATGAAGGATTGGCACGCAGCCCTGAACACCTGGCTACGCAATGCCAAGAAGTTCGACGGCGGGCGCACCGGCAAACCGCCCCAGGAAACCCCCCATGAACGCGGCCAGCGCATGGCGAGAGAGCGAGGGATTATCCAATGAACGCGAACGACTACCCCGAGTTTGTGACGCTGTGGACCCAGGTCTGCGAGGTGTACGGCAAGCCGCCATCCGATGGCGCCCTGGACCTGATGTTTAACGCACTCAAGCGGTTCGACCTGGACGCGATCAAGCAGGCGCTGACAGCCCACGTCAACGACACCCAGCACGGTGATTTCGTGCCCAAGCCTGCCGACATCGTGCGCCACATCGAAGGCGACGGCGATACCCGGGCGCTGTCCGCTTGGGCCAAGGTCGAGGACGCCATTCGCCGCGTCGGCCCGTACCAGACCGTGGTGTTCGACGATCCGCGCGCCATGGCCGCCATCGAGGAAATGGGCGGCTGGATCAAGCTGTGCGACGTGACCGACCGCGACCTGCCGTTCAAGGGCAACGAGTTCAAGAAGCGGTACCAGGCGTATATCTCCCGCCCGCCGGAGCGGCACCCGTCGAAGCTGCTGGGCATGAGCGAGGCGACGAACGCCGGGGAGCACCAGGAATTCGTGCCGGAGCCGCGCCTGATTGGCAATCCGCAACGGTGCCTCGCGGTGATGAAGCAGGGCGCCGAGGCGCAACCCGGCATCAACCGGCTATCCGACGCGCTGGATGGCGTGGCGGGCCGACTGACCAGCAAGAGCGAGGTGGCGTAGATGAATGCCAAACAGATCGAGCAATGCCGAGCAGAGTTCGAGGTGTGGGTGAGCAGGCAAAACGTTTGCAAGAAGTACGGCGCCAAGCTCCACAAGCATCGCGACGGCAGCTATCGGGACTACCGGATTAATGATCGATGGAATGCCTGGAAGGCCGCCACGGCGTCTCAGCTATCAAGCAGCCAATCTCTAGGATTCATTACTCATGCCCAGATGGATGAAATTGTGAGCTCGAATGACCCCAGTCTGCACTGGCATGCGGATGTATTCGCAAGCCATGAGTATGCGGAGATCTACGGGGATGATGCGGTCGCCATTTTTGCGAGCCGGCCTAAAGAGCGGGAGGGCACCCAATGAGCGTCCGCGAATCCAGCCTCATGGCCTACGACGCCATCACAACCGCCGACCTGGGCCGGCAGCAGAAGCAGGTGCTTGCCGGAGTCGCCCTGCTGGTCCGTACCGGCCAGCACACCGACGGCTGGGTCAGCCGCCGGCAGATCGCCACCATCACCGGCCTGGAAACGTCCACCGTGGCGGCGCGCACCCATTCCCTGATCGCAGCCCACCGGCTGGTGGAATCCGAGGATCTGACGCCGTGCCCGGTGACGGGGAAGCGGGTTCACATGGTCGGTCTCCCGGGTGCTGATGGGAGGGCTGCGGCGTGAGCATCGAACTGCTGAACATGGATTGCATGGAGTACATGCGCGGCCTTCCGGATAAGGCGTTTGATCTGGCGATCGTGGACCCGCCGTATGGCATTGGCGAACACGGCGGGAAGAACCGTACGAGCGCAGTGCTCCAAAGGAACGGCGCTCGCCTTATTGCTCGCGATGGCGGTTATACAAAGAAGGATTGGGACAATGTTCCGCCGCCCGCTGGTTACTTCGAAGAGCTGCGCCGAGTCAGCCATGCGCAAATCATCTGGGGCGCCAATTATTACGCTGGCCTGCCAGCGGGCGGGTGCATTGTCTGGGACAAGGTGAACGACGGCGCAGATCAAAGCGCGGCAGAGGTCGCTTACAACAGCTTAACCAAGCGTGTGGATATGGTGCGCTACATGTGGCGCGGCATGATGCAGGGCGAGTCAATCCACAACGGAACCCGTCAGCAAGGGAATAAATCGCTGAACGAAAAGCGCATCCATCCTACCCAGAAGCCCGTCAAGCTCTATGAGTGGCTACTGAGCAACTACGCCAAGCCCGGCATGCGCATCCTCGACACCCATCTAGGCAGCGCCTCGAGTGCCATTGCTGCGCACTACTTCGGCTGCGACTTAGTCGGCACCGAGCTGGATCCTGACTACTTCGCGGCGGCGAAGGCCCGCTTTGAGCGCGAAACCAGCCAGATCGATATGTTCGCCGGAGGTGCCGCATGACCCCATTCACCGACCCTCAAGCCGCCTTGGAAGAGGCCCAATTCCAGGCCGAAATGACCGGCTGGCCCCAGGCCATCGTAACCACGCCTGAGGGTATGGCGGTTGTGGCGAAACACCGGGCGCATGGCATGGAGATTCTGGAGGTGGTGCATGGCTAAACAGAAGCGAACCGTCCTGCTCCGCGTCACCGATGACGGGGCTTTCGTGCCGGCTGACGACCTGAGTAAGCAGTTGCTCCGTCAGCGGAAGATTCGCCGGGGCGACCTGGTGTCCGCCGACCCGAAGAAGGCGCGCAACCCGACCGCCTGGAAGCGCGCCCACAAGCTGGCCCAGCTGCTGATCGAGAACCTGGACGACTTCACCAGCATGGACGCGCACAGCGTGCTGAAGCGCCTCCAGTTCGAGGCGGACATCGGCTGCGAGCGAATGGATGTGAAGGTGCCCGGGTACGGCGTGGTCAGCCAGCGGTGGCCTAAATCCATGTCCTTCGACCAAATGGACGAAGGCGAATTCCAGCAGGTCTACGGCCAGTTCTGCCAGCACATCATCGACATGTACTGGAGCGGGCTGACCCAGGACCAGATCGAGCAGATGAGCAATCTGCTGGGGGTGGCAGCGTGAAGCGAATCTATTTTGTGGTCAGCAGAGGAACTTACCCAGGCGGCGCTATCGTTTCCCGTCGAGAGTTTTTGGTGACCGGGTCGATTACCCGGCAGATGGACAAGGTAGAGGATTTTATTCAAGAGCATTCCGAGGAGCTGGGTCGGCCATTAAACGGGCCACCTATCGTTTCCTGGTTTAAGTGCGTTGGCGTTGTGATTTTTGGTCGCCAGTGGAGGTGGAGCTGATGCAAGGCGGCAAAGCACCCACCGCGCGCCAAAAGCGGTGGCACCAATGGCTCCGCGACCAGGGCTGCGCCTGTTGCGGCATGCCGGCGGAGATCCACCACTGCGTAGGTTCCACCGGCAAGCACAGCAAGGTGTGGATCGGTCAGGACTTCACCATTCCACTCTGCCCGCGCCACCACCGGCACGAGGCGTCGATCGACAAAAACACCGCCCAGTTCGTCACCGAGTATTACGGCTCACCCCGGGACATCGGCCGGCGGGGAATGGAGAAACTGATCTTTGCCGGCCTGGTGGCGCACTACCGGCGCTCCCATGGCGAGCTGCCGTGTTCGACGGAGGTACTGGCCGCGATTGAGGATTGGAGGCGCTAATGGATGAAATCGTTTTGCCCTGGCCTGACCGGAAGCTGCACCCGAACACGCCGGCACACTGGGCAGTCCGTGCAAAAGTGAAGAAAAAAGCCCGCCGGGATGCCCACCTAATCGCCAAGGCCGCTGGCTGGCATCAGACCCGGTGGCCCGAAGGGCGCCTGCATGTCTGGATTGACGGCTACGCCAAGGACCGCCGACGCCGAGACCATGACGGTTTCCTCGCCAGCCTCAAGGCGCATCTTGACGGCATGGCGGACGCCATGGGCGTGGATGACAGTCGGTTCGTTCCGCACCCCTACATCAAAGACGAAACACGGAACCCGCCAGAGGTGCGGATACGGGTAACAGGAGGCCCCCATGAATAAATTTTTGTACTGGCTCACCGGCTACCTGCCGGCGCGGATCATCAGCGATGGTGAGGCGCCGTATCTGGAGCGCTATTACCTGTTCACCCTGCTGGGCTGGCGCTTCTATCTGCACCGATTCGTGGGCAGCGACCCCGACCGGGGCCTGCATGACCACCCTTGGGTGCGGGCGTTCAGCATCGTGTTGAGCGGCTGGTATTGGGAAGAACGTCGCTCCGGGACCCATAAGGTCCGCTGGTTCAATTCGCTCACCGGGGACACCTTCCACCGGGTGATTCTCCCGTGCCCTCTGGATGGACGGCCATTCGACAACGTCATGTGTGGCGGCCCTCACCATGAGCCTCAGACGTGCTGGACGCTGTTCTTCCATCGCACTGGCAAGGCCAAGGAGTGGGGCTTTCTGAACGACATTAACGACGCGAGCGGCGCACAGGTGTTCCAGCCGTACCGCTACACCCGCGAGGGCCGG